CATCAGCTGCGTTAATTGTTAGTACTTTATTGCTATCATTCTTATACCAATATCCGTTTATCCATGCCTGGCCGGATTTCACTTCAACAGTCATCCCTGCCGGATCAGTAGATGTTACTTGTAATTCATTGCCTACTTCCGGAAAATAACCGTTTTTAAAAATTCTACTAAATACTTCCGCAAATTCTATTTGATTATATTGTCTTGTATCACCCGCTTTACTGCCAAAAAACCTATATTGTTCTGCCATTACTTATATACCTCCTGCAATACATTTTTTCTATCTCGCTTAATCAGACTTACCAAGTCCGGTATCTCTTTGCCCGCCTCAATTTTCAATTCATAGCCTTTGTCAGAATAATCTTCCGTGGCAGATATTATTCTTGTATGCATTGTTGCATAATCGCTTACAACCGTTATGATATCGCCGACATTGTAATCTTTTTCATAAACAAAACTTTTATTTTCCTGTACTACATCAAACGTTAACGAAATTTCCTCTTTTACTTCTGCAAGCTTTTCTTCTCCTCTTTGAATTAGTAGCGAGTCATCTTCAATATCTCTTGCATCTACAAATATTTCTCTCCTGCTTAATCCAGTTGCTGTACCTACTTCTACGACTGCTCTTTCTGCCGCTTCACCTTGTCCTGCTACAATCGCCACGTTTTTGCTCTGCTGTCTATTGTGAATAAATTCAAGATTACTAATATTATCAAATCTTTCCGAAAAAATAACGGGACTATTTTCTGATTGATTTGTACTTAAATCTTTTCCTTGCAATACATTTAATACAAATTGTTTGTTTTCAAATGTGCACTTATATCCTAATCCACTTGCAATACATAATTCTGTTATTAACTCTTGCAATATGTTAAACCTTGCTTGTGTAGTTGTAGAATCACCACGATTATAATTAATCCCAAGCGTGATTAAATCTGTATTATTGCTAATATAATGATGTATTGCTGATTCATAATTTCCTGTAAAAACATCATATCCGGTTCCGGTAGAAACTCCATATTTGCAAATCGTATTCTGCATTATATAACTTGCAACATCAATTGTTTGAATTTCAATCGTATCTAAGGTACCTTTAAAATAAGTAATAACATAAGGGCATTTTTTATGAACCAAAAAATTATCTATGTTAACAAGTTGTGAATTTCGTTTTTGTTTCGCTATTGACATATTTAATTTATTTGCAGCTCTATAATTGGTTTGCACTGAGAGTGTATCAAAATCATCTATAATACCTATAAAATTTAAGTTTTTATCATAAACTTTAATCTCCATGTCTACACCCCCGAGTATTTTGGATAAAACGATAAAATACAACTGCTATTTGCATCTGATTCTGCTGCTGTGTACTCTAATTGGTTTTCTCCGACTCGCAAGCTGAAAAAATCACTATTTTCATCAACATAATGAAATGCATTCTCTCCGTTTATACGTACATATTTATTACCATACTCAGTACCAATTTCTAATACATCTTCTGCCTCTATAGTCCTGTTTATTTTGATTTCTGCACCGATAGTTGTATTTTTTATCGCTGGATTAACCAATTTACCTGTTAATTTCAAAAATACTGGTGCTTTCGTATCGCCTGGATTATTCACTATCATTTTCGTACCGACTTGCCCAAAATTGATTGGAAAGCTCATAGGAAAACTAAATCCACCTTCAAAACTGGCCAAACGAAAACTGATTGGTTCAATTTCAGTCCAATAAGGATCCGGACAAAGTATATCGATTATAAAATTTTGATACTTGAATGTTTGTTGCTTTGAAAATTTAGGCCCTACTTCAACCTGACACTCTATTTGCCTTTTTATGTTCCCGTATTCATATATTATTTTTCCTTTAGACTTTGGAAAGAAAACTCTTAGCAATCTTGCCCTGTATGCTGCAATTTCCTCTTTAGACTTACCTTTGATAGCTCCGGTTAATGTTAGTTCCCTATTCATTAGTCTTACATTAGTTACAGTGGACCCATCTTGGCCTATGCTTTGAACTCTTATTACTTCTGCTGTTATCCCGTCAACTCCGGATAGTTCTTGAAAAAAATAAGGGAAAGAATACGTTAATGATATACTTTCCCCGACTTCATTTATATATGTTACTTTTTCGTATCTATTTTTAAGCATATGCTCAACCCCTAATATCCAAGCGCTAAATCTCTCTGAGTCTTTTGTATTTGCCTACCTAATTCAATCGGATTCGGCTGCGGATTGTACACGTTTATTATGGTATTACCGCCTTTTTGTTTTTCAGAAGCTTCTTGGTAATAAGGTTCTATGATTCTTTTTGCCTGTTCGGTTGCATAATCAAATATATCTTTTTCTGAATATCCAAATTGTTTTAATATCTGTGCCTCTTGAATTGTTGACCTGAAAGCAGCCTGAAAATCTCTTTGATAAGAAGTAGCTTTTTCTTTTTGAACTCTATTCCGCTCTGCTAGAGCAGCTGTTTCTAACTTTAATGCGTCTGTGGTTTCATATATTTCATTCTTCAGTTTTTCGTATGCTATTTTCTCTTCAAGCAGCTTTTGTGTATACTCTTGCGCTTGTTTTGAACTTTCTCCGAATTCATATATAATATCATTAAGTGCTTGTTCTGTCACCTTAATATTTTCTGCCAATATAGCTAATTGTTTCTCCTGCGCTTGTAATTTCATGTTTAATGCTTCTGCAGTACCCTCTAAATCTTTATTTTGTAGTTCCCAAAGTTCTAATTCTTTATTAATAATACTAATAGCCAAATTTGTATTTTCTTTAACTTTGTTAAATGCTTTATTGATTATTTCAGCCATGTTTAAAACTGCTTCCTCAGGTTTTTTACTATTATCCTCTATACCCTTTGCAAGCCCTTCTGCAATATACCTGCCATATTCGGCCATTAACTTACTTGGCGACTCAATTCCAAAGAATTCTTTGATTGTTTTCCCTATTCCGGATACAAAACCTGTAACTTTATCCTTAATCCATTGTGCCATACTACTTATGCCATTCCATAGTCCTGTTACAATGTCTTTGCCAAATTGTACAAAAGCGCCTAATTTTTCTTTTATATCTAGTAATAGATTATCAACCCATTCCCGGAATTGTGGATTGATATTATATAACAGCTTTACTGCTCCAGCTATCGGATTTGTAATGAACAGTAATATTTCTTGCCAGTTATTCTTAAAAAAGTCCACAACAAGCTTAAATGCATTAGGAATATCTTCTTTAAAAAGTTTTACAATCCAATCCCATACTGATATTGCAGCATTTTTAATAGCATCCCAAGCACCAATTATGCTATTTCTAAAATCTTCATTAGTATGCCACAATGTTACCAATCCCGCTGTCAATGCTGCTACCGCTGTAATGATAATTCCTATTGGACTTGCGCCTTGAACAGCATTTAAGGCTGCTTGTGCAATGGTCATGCCTTCAGTTGCTGCTTTCCATTTTTTCATAGCTTCTACAACAGCATTTACAGTAGTCATAACTTTCCACCCAGCCATTGCAGTAGCGATTGCTGCGGCTCCAGCTGCAATATTCCCTGCATTATCTATTAGCCAAGTGAATCCATCAACTATTGGTTGCGTATCTACATCCTTAAGCTTTTCTGACCATTCTTTTATTTTAGGCAATAACTGTTCTCCGATTGTTATTGCTACATCCTGCAAGTTATTTTTTAAAATTTGTATTTGGCTTGCTGTGGTCGAATAACGTTGTTCAGCTTCATTCGATAAAGCTGTATTTTCTTCCCAAGCCTGAGTACCTATTGCAAGTGATTCAGAAAATAAATCACTTGCACCTGCTGCTCTTAATAATGCATCTCTTAATCTTACTTCTGATATTCCCATATCATCAAGTATTTTAATTGCAGAAAGCCCTCTTTCTTCAGCACTTCCTAAGCCCTGAATGAATGCAATTATTGCACTTGCAGCATCTTCTTGAAACACTCTTCTAAATTCTTCACTTGTCATTCCTGCAACCTGTGCGAATTCACTCAATCGTTTGCTATTCGTTTCAACTGCTAGCTGCATATCCACCATAACTTTTGAAAATGCAGAACCTCCAGCCTCGGCCTCGATTCCAACGGATGAAAAAGCAGCGGCAAAAGACATTATTTGAGCTTCTGTCAACCCTATCTGAGCACCAGCGCCGGCTAATCTTTGCCCCATACTTACAATATCAGCTTCTGTTGTAGCAAAATTGTTTCCTAAAGCAACTATTGTGCTGCCAAGCCTATCGAAATTTTCCTGGTTCATTTGTGTAATATTTGCAAATTTGGCAAGTGCACTTGCGGCTTCTTCTGATGATAGATTCGTTGCTTCACCCAAATCTATCATTGTTCTTGTAAATCCTAAAATATTTGGTGTTTCGATACCTAATTGTCCTGCTGCTTCTGCTACTTCTGCAATAGCTGTCGCTGAAGCAGGTATTTCCTTTGACATTTCTCTTATTCCCTTGCTTAATTCTGCCAATTGTTCCTCTGTTGCATTCACGGTTTTCTTCACACCCGCAAAAGCACTTTCATAATCAATTGCTGCTTTTGCAGATCCTATAACAGTACCCGTTATAGTTGTAGCTGCTGTTATAGCTGCTTTTTTGATTACATCAAAAACACCTTGTAATTTTTCTTGAGCGTTTTTAAATTCTTCGCTATTTTTAAATGCCTCTATTTGTGATTTTGCGTAATTCTTCATTGCTTCTTCATTTTCTTTTAGCTCTTTTTCCATTTTGTTTAGCTCGGCTGTTGCTTTATTTACTTGTGCTTGCCAACCTTGCGTTACCCGATCATTTTCTCCATATTTATTGCTTGCAGCTTCAAGTCCTTTTTGCAGTTCAGCTAATTTTTGTTTTTGTACATCAATTTGTTTATTTAACACCTCATTTCTTGCTGTCAAAGCTCGTATGCTTTTGTCGCTTTCATCAAATTGACTAGCTACCGCTTTCATTTCATAGCCTAGAGCTTTCATTGTTGCATTTATATCCTGTATGGCTTTCCTAAACTCTTTTTCACCTTCTATTCCAATTCGAGGACCGATGTCGTATGCCATATTCTCACCTGCCTTTATAAGGGGATAACATCATCGATTGTAACTTCTTTCGTCAAGCTTTCATATGTTATACCTTTCAACCTCATTATTAATTCATTATCAAATGTCTTTTGGTAAGCTTTATACAACTTCCAAAACTTCCGCCACGTCATATGTCCAACCTGTTTTTCAGTAAAACCCAGTTTATTCATGCCAATATACAAAACCCACGCAAAATCAATTTTTATCTCTCCGATTGGTTCTGATTCTGCGTGGGTATCGTGTTTTTTTCTTCATCTGTTTTTACAGATTCAATTGTTAAACTTTGAATTAACGCCGGTCCATCTTTTAAACCTAGTGCGGATACAATTCTGCCTACTTGCTTATGACTTAAAAAAGCTCTTTTTTCGCCTTTTTCTTCATTCTCAATATCAATACCTTCATTAATCATTTCTTTAAAAATCCATATAAGATCTTTAATTTTTATTTCTTCGCCTTCACCTGGTTCTAAAGCATTCATCCATTTTTCCATACTTCCATACTCTTGTTGTATGGCCTCCATAACATTTAAAGTAAAAGCTATTGGATATTGTTGCCCATTAACCGTAATATGTTTTAAAGTATCTAACATAACAACCCTCCTATTTCAAAAGAGGATGATATAAAATCACCCTCTTTCTGTTATAGTTATGCAATTCCTGCTTTTTGATTAAGATATGCCTTTGCTTCATCTTCCGTATCAAATGTGTTTTCCTTTTTCCAGTCTCCGTTTTCATCTACCATTATTGTTCCTTCCAATACAGGCGTATTAAAAGTTACTGTTTCACCTTTTGTTGAATTAGTATCTGCCGGCTCTGCAAATTGGACCGCCGGAAGCCATATTGCCCTATACTTTCTTACACCATTCACTATCTTTACCCCATAAAAGCCTATTCCAACGATCGGACTCTCATCATCTTTATTAGCTGTTAATTCGCCTGTAGTTTCATCAATTTTATGCCCTAAAAATTCTGCTTGAATAGTATCACTTAAATCATCAACCCCAAGCGTAATAGTCCCTGACTGAAAAGACTTATCACTTTCTGCTAATACATCATCAGCATATAGCTTAACATCGCTATATGTGATTGATATATCCGCTTGTATAGCTTTCGCTATAACCCCAGAGTTTGACTTACTTTTATATACCGGATATTTTAACCCTATTTTGGCCATCTTATTTACCTCCTTACAATGCATAAATTGTTAATTCTATATCTAATGTTTTTCCCATTTCTTCGATTGCCTTTTTCTTAACCCTATTTACCGCCGGTCTTACAAACGGTCTTTTAGGTTGAGTGCTGGTACCGCTTTCCATCGCCCTGGCTTTTAATGCGTTTGGCACACCTTTTCGGTCATATCCATCAAAGCCGATCTTTGTGTTTGTATTACCCATCGAATCAATATCCGGTGGAGCAATACCAAAAGAATCTAATAAATCACCGGTAGAATATTTCGAACCGGCCAAATTTTTTTCAAGTTCTTTTCTTATTTCGTCTGCAATAGGATTAGCTCCAGCCATAACTACTTTTTTTGCAATCTCCGGAGCATCTTTCCCAAACTTTGAAAGCTTTAAAGCATATTCGTCCAGTCCTTTGATTGTCATTCTTGCCATTATATCAACTCCCACACCCATTCATAATGGATATAACCGGTATCATCTTCATGCTGTATAGAATTCAAACGCCATGATATTTCTGCTTCTGTAAGTTTGTCTTGAATTTGCTCAACAACAGGGTCATATTCAGTTTTTGTGAAATAATCAATTGTACCTTGAATTGAAAAGTCTTCTTTTTTATCATCCGCATTAAGCGAATTTCCTTCGGAATCTTCTGCCCACACGATATAGTTTCCAGTTTGGCCGGTAGCAGAATAGTGAAATACTGGCGGACCTATGGAAACTAGAATATTTTTCAAATCATTCAATGTCATACGGCGTCACCACCTTCACAAGAGTAAGGTCTGTGATCGGTTCTCCACTCTCTTCATCAATGCCGTGATATGCTCTGGTAACTTTGTATTGTTCGCCATCAGCCAGAATAACAATGTTGTGATTGGTAATGCTCCGATTCTGGAGGATGCGGATTCGAGCTGATGTTTCAACCATTTCTTGCATGGCTGCATCTTTTGGAACCGTTTCAAAATTAAGTTCACCATACCAAGATTCATATTTTGGTGTCAGCGTCATCTTCGGCATATCACCTGGTGATGCTACGTTTTTGATGTCATAGACAGTACAGATGCCTCTATCCAGAATCACTGCTGACACGCTCCTTCAGCCACCGCTCACGCCTGGCCAGACGCAACCATTCAGGCATGCCGGCATTCTGGTCCCTGTTCTGGTACCGCCACACTACATAGTCAGCCAATAGAACCTCATCATCCACATTTCCGGCGACAAGTTTGATACCTATCCTGTCAAGCTCAGCATCTGCCGCTTCTATTCTTTTCTTCAGATAGTCATCCAAGGATGTATCAGAGGCCAGGCGGTTCAGCCTGGCCTTGACAATTCCAAGAACGGTTTCTTCGGTGTATGCCATATGGCATCACTCCTTACTCTTTTTAGGCTTTACAGCTTTGGACGTTATAAAATTTGACGCTTCTTTTGTCCTTTTGATATATCCCTTTTGTATCATCTCATCCAAGTATTTACCATCATATTCATCGCCAACATGGTATATCCTGCCGGTATATGGGCATTTAAACCCACCTATCACTCTATGCATGCTCTATCCCTCCATTACTGATTAGCACTATCCTGCGGGAAAGTAATTGAAGTTGTCGGAGCAGTATTGTTAATATTCACAATGACAAATCCTTCGCCGAACACAGGCATACCATCATAACGGGCAGTGCCACGGAATACAGTTTGGTCCTCAGTAAACTTCACATGTTCGGAAGATGCAAGATTTGCGCCAGCCCTTTCAGCAAGCAGATACAAATCTCCATAACCACCAATAATGTCGTTATCAGGCACAAACGGCAATTCAACAATATCACCGCCTTCAATCGGCATGGTGCTGTTGACGCCAGCAACAAGCGCACCGGCAGCATTGAATGTTACAGCTTTAGATAACAGTTTCATTCTGGTCTTTCTGTTCATAGCCCAGAATGTACCCCCAGCGCTGTAGTTGGGCTCTGCAACTCCAAGATACAGAAGAAGTTCTGCAAAGAATTCCTGAGAAGTCATTCCGGTGGGGTCAAACTTTATCAAATTAGTTTCACTGAGATTGGTCCATTCAGGAGCATTTGCACCCCAGTTTGACGGTTTTTCGGTTTGTGCAAGTCTTGTTGCAATACCAAGAGGCATTTTCACACCGGTACCATACAGTATGGCTTTATCTACTGCAAGCCCAATAGCTTGACCAAGTACATCCATAATTTCATTGGCAAGATTAAGGTCGCTATCTTCAAGCGTTGGATTCGGAATTGCGATAAACCCGCCTACTTTGTATCCGTCAACTTCAACCTGGTTAAGACCGAAACTCAATTCATTCAGCTTGCCAACAGCTTCTGTCCAAATTCCTTCCGGTACCGCACCCATGATATTCTGACGAGCTTTACCTCCAACGGGTTTGACACGGATTTTTGTAATAAGCTTACTGTATCTATAAAGATTGTCTCTCAGCAAATCCAGCATTACATCAGGAATGGTTAATTCAGCACCGGTAACAGCCCTTTTTTCACCTTTAAATTCGCGAACACGAACCAAAAATTCTTTTACGTCCTCTCGATTAATAAAAGTATCAATCTCACTTCTATTCATGCCTTGAAAAAATCCTCTTCTCATTCTTACCTCTCCACCTTCCTCTTTTTTTCTTTCATGACTTTCAATTTTTGGTACAGGGTTTGACGCCCTGCTGTTAAGCTCATCGAGCTCTGCTTGAAGCTTTTGGATTTCATTCTCTAATTTTTGCTTTTCATCTTCATGCTGTTTGAGTTCCTCGTTAAATGTTTCCTGCTCTTTCTCAAATGCCTCAACCGATTCATCAACAGCATTCTTGTCCTCTTCCGGAGTTTCATCCGTAATTTCATTGATAGCTTCCTCTAATTCTGCCTCGCGTTTCTGAAGTTCAGCTTTTCGCTGTTCAAAATCTGCATCCTTTGATTTGAGATCTTCAAGTTTCTTTCTCAAATCCTGAATTTTCTTAGTTATTACTAATTGTCTCAATGCCATTTTTTTAACCTCTCCTTTCTTTCATTTTTCCATTTTTCTATTTGTCTCTTTTTAATTTGTTCAAAATCTTTCTTCCGGGCCTGCACAGAGGTGTCTTCGTAGGCTGGGAATGTAACAACTGAAACTTCATAAAGCTTAACGCGCTTGATTGTCCAGTGAACCGATCCATCGTCGTTATATGCAGTATCTTCTTCAAGAATGTCAAAACCAAAGCTACACTGGTTCACGTCTCCACGCTCAACTCTGGCATACAAGTTCATGGCATCCTGGTCCTTTTCGTTAATTTCAATACGCCCCCACAGTCCACGACTATCAACTTTGAGCTCAAGAGTACCAGCCTTATTTCGTCCAAGCACTAACGTCGTATCATGATTAATCAACGCCCGAATGTCATCACTTAAAGCATCATCAAAAGCATGTGGATCAATGCTCTCTGTAGCTCCCGGCCAAAGTTCATATGTATCGCCAAATACTGCGAAATAACCTTCAATGTACTTTTTATTATCAGTTTCTGCAGCCCGAAATTGTGTAGCTTGGCATCGCATCTGGCGAGTCAATCTATTTTTCTCCACTTTCATCACCACCTTTTATGCGGTATCTATTCCATACACTCCGTCCTTTGTGATATAAGGGTCTGTTTTTGCTATGAATTCACTTTTGCCATTTTCATCTACAACGGGTTCTCCTGTAGACTCAAACAATCTAAATCTATTTCCAGCCCTTATTTCTTCAAACTCAATATCAATCCATTTATCACCTACTAAAACCTCTGCTCTCCTTAAATCATTCACCTTCATCACCTCCAATCAGTTTCTTCTGTTTGCCCAGCATGCTGGCCGGAATATAATTTTCAAGAGCAAGCAACTCATCCATCTCAGGATCCGGGGACATTCCAATCCAGTCACGCCACTCATTCCTACGCATTGCCATACGGTCCACCATTGCAGAACCGGCGGATACAATATCTTGCAAACTATACGAATACAAACTTCGTTGATTAAACCGCCAGTATAGGTCTGGCGAGTACAGAAGTTTCCGTGTAAGTTCCTGTTCAATGTCCTTTGCTTTTCCAAGTATCCTGGAACCAATGAAATTGTTGTATTCTTCCCGGTCAAAACTACCAACGCCAACTAAAAAAGGCGGTACGCCGAATATTCCGGCAACCGTC